TGATGCCATGCGATCTTGGGCTCGCAGCCTGGTACGGGACAACTGCTACGCCTGGAACGTTGTTGACACGATTGTCTCGAACGTCATCGGGTACGGCATCAAAGGCCAATCAACATACGAGACGTCAGAAGGCGATGACATCGAGGACGTCAACGATCTACGCGACTCCCTCTGGCAAGAGTGGTGCGAAGTCTGCGACATCAACGGAGAGCTAAGCTTCGACGAGCTGCAAGCTTTAGCCTGCCGCGAAATGGTCGAGGCTGGGGAAGTCTTGATCCGCTTTGTGCGCACGCCTGGCAAAGAGTATCGAGGCATCCGCAGGCCTGTCCCGCTGGCTCTTGAAATGATCGAGGCCGATCGTTTGGCACTCGACAGAGATACCTATACGGCTCGGATCTCTCGAGAGACTGGTAACCGCATCATCCGGGGCGTTGAGCTAGACGACAAGGGTCGGCCAATCGCTTACTGGATCTACCCAGAGCATCCCAACTCGCCGTACATCACTCGCAACACAACACCCGAGCGAGTCAACGCTAGCGAGATCAGGCACATCTATCGCAAGGATCGCGTCGGCCAGTCTCGAGGCATCTCCTGGTTTGCTCCAGTGATGTCAACGAACCGAGACCTCGGCGTCTATATCGACAACGAGATCCAGGCCTCGGCTGTAGCATCTTGCTTTGGGGTAGCGATCAAAACCGAGACTCCCATCGGTAGCCTGTCAGCGCCGTTCGGCGAGGATACGGTTGACGACAACGGCAACACGCTGGACTACCTCGAGCCAGCTATGGTGGTGCGGCTGCGACCAGGCGAGTCGGTCGAGTCCATAAACCCAGGCCGTCCTAACTCGGCTAGCGAGCCTTGGATCAACCTAATGCTGCGAGGAATCGCGGCTGGTACAGGCATCAGCTACGAGGCAGTCAGCAAAGACTTTTCAAAGACATCCTACTCATCATCGCGCACATCAAAGCTCGAGGATCGGCCACGCTACAAGCGATGGCAGAACCTGATCGTCAATGACCTCTGCCAGCCTGTATGGGACGAGTTCTGCAACGCCGCGGCGCTGGTATCGGCGGAAGGCTTCCCAACGGCGACGGAGCTGCTTGAGGCTCGCCGCAAGGTAGCACCCGTTGAATGGCAGCCGCCTGAGTGGGAGTGGGTCGATCCAACCAGCGAGCAGAACGCCGCTAGTGATGCGATCGCCAAGTTCATGTCTACCTATCAGGACGAGCTTGGGGCTCGCGGTCGATCATGGCGTGCAACGTATTACCAGGCCGCTAAGGAACGCAAGCTCCGCTTGAAGCTCGGCCTGCTGACGCCTGAAGAACAGACCAGCCAGATGATGGCCAACCAGACCGGCGCTGCTGGTCCCGTAGATCAAGCCGAGGCTGCGACTGGTTCCGGCGAATGGATGGGCCTATCTCGCCTCCAGTTCAGCCGCAATCGCAAGGCTCTTAACGACATTCTCAACGGCTTGGCTGACGGATCGCTCTCGCCAGTTCTGGCATCTGCACAGCTCTCAATGATCGGTCTATCGCAAGCCAACATCGACAAGATCGTGGCCGATGCGACAGACGGGACTATCGACAACCCGCTGCCAGAGGAGGCCTCCACCAATGGCTAACCGCAAGGGCAAGATGCCTGCTCACATCAGTGGTCGTCCGCAGGTAATGCGTCAAGTAAGCCTCGGCACTGGCATTTCTGCCGTGATCGCCTCTGAGAACCCAGTCGAGCGCTACGACAGCGAGCATAGATGCGTTGTCCGAGAAGTGCTGCTGATGAGCGGCGTTGAGATGCGGGCCAATCACTCGCAGCTGCCCATCGTCGATAGTCACGACGACAAGACCGTTCGCAACATCTTCGGTAGCATCCGCAACATTCGCGTCGAAGGCGACAAGCTCGTTGGCGACACGTTCTTTGCATCCGATCCAGACGCTCAGCAAGTCGCTACTCGGATGGCTGAGGGTCATATCACTGACTTCAGCATCAGCGCTGACGTTCTCGAAAGCCAGTTCATACCAGTCGGTCAGCAATACCAGCTGCCAAGCGGCGACTTTCTCGTTGGTCCCGCTGTGATCGTGACTCGCTGGTCTCCATACAACGCTTCGATCTGCGCAACGGGCGCGGACGAGTATTCCGTGGTCCGAAGGTCTTACACGACAGACCTAACGAAGGGAGTAGAAAGAATGGACGAGGCACTATTGAGCCAACTGTCCGCACTAGGTCTGCCTGACGGCATGGTGGACCCCAATCAAATTCTTGCCTGGGTAGTTGGAAAACTATCTGGCGGCGAGGCAGAGGAACAAGGCGAAGGCGAAGCAATGCCTGCCGCTGAGCCAATGGCCGAGCCTGCACCGGTCGAAATGATGTCTGGTTCTGACATGGAAGCCAAGCGACAAGCGGACACAGAAGCCGCCATCCGTCGCGCTCTTGAGGCTGACCAAAAGCGACGCAGCGACATTCAAGCATCGTGCAAACTCGCGAAGGTAGAACGCGCCTTTGCTGACCAACTCTGCGACGCAGGCGTTAGCGTCGAAGCGGCCAACAAAAGGATCATCGAACGTATGGCTACCCAACCTATCGGAACGTCGGTTGGAGCCGATGTTCGCGTCACCGCTTCAAGCGATGACAAATTCCACAACGCGGTTCTCGACGGCCTGGTTATGCGATCGGCCAAGGGCGCTGGCATCAAGCGAAGCATCTTTGTCGATGGCGACAAGCCAAGCGACGGCTCGCAAGACTTTGCACGATTAAACCTCAAGCGACTTGCTCACGCATGTCTTGAGCGAAGCGGCCTACCTGTCAGCCGAATGAGCGACGTAGAAATCGCTCAGGCAGCTATGGGTAATGCCAACGTATTACGCCGCTACAAAGTGGAACGCGCAGACTTCAGCGCTTACCACACGACCGGCAGCTTCTCAAACATTTTGCTGGATGCAGCAAACAAGACTTTGCTGGCTGCTTACGAGGAAGCACCGTACACCTGGCAAATGTGGGCTCGCCAAGGCACATCCGCCGAGGACTTCAAAACGCTTTACCGGACACGATTCTCCGAGGCTCCCAATCCCGAGGAAGTCCCAGAGGGTCACGACTACCCAGAAAAAGGTATGAGCGACTCGAAGGAATCGTACCGCGTCGCAAAGTACGGCGAGTCCTTCAGTGTGTCTTGGGAAACTGTGGTGAACGATGACCTAGACGCTCTTAGCCGCGTGCCTGCAATGCACGGCAACGCCATGCGTCGCCTGCAAAACAAAAAGGTTTATGAGGTGCTGACCAGCAACCCAACCATGGGCGACGGTTACGCCTTGTTCTCCTCCTCACACGCCTCCGGTGACAACACCAGCGGCGCCGCAGCTGCCCCAAGCGTTACGACGCTTAACGCAGGCTTCGTCAAGATGATGACTCAGAAGGGACTCAGCAGCGATGCCGTCCTCAACATCATCCCACGCTTCTTGATCGTTCCCGTGGCTTACTCGGCTACTGCTTTGGAGCTTGTAAGCAGCACGTCATACGCTGCCAGCAACAACAACCAAGGCGTAACCAACATCTACGGTCCAACAGGCTCGCGGCCACTGACCGTTGTGGTTGATCCTCAGCTTGATGCCAACAGCTCGACCAAGTGGTATCTGGCGGCTGACCCTGCCCAGATCGACACGGTTGAACTCACTTTCCTGAGCGGCGAAGAAAGCCCTGTCATGGAGAGCGAGTGGAACATCAAGAACGACACCTATCTCTACAAGATTCGCCAGACGTTTGGTGTCAAGGCGATTGATTGGCGCGGTCTGTATCTGAACGCCGCCTAACTCTAAACGATCCCACCTCGCGGCTAGTCGCTCTGGCTAGCCGCTTTCTGACACACCAATCAAGTAAGGAAAACGATAATCATGGCCGGTATTCAAGACTTCGCGACCTTTGAAGAAGATTTCTTCGGCGGTCAGACCTTTGGCACTTCCTTGAGCGAAGGCGCTCTGTGGAAAATCACTGACACCTCGTCGGCTGGCACTCCTACCTATGCAGTGGTTACGCCATCTGCAACGGGCGAGGTGGCGATCACGCTGGAAGCAACCAGCGAAATCCAAAACGTCTGCTTGGATTTTGGCGACAAGCTCTGCTTT